CATACCTGTAAAGAGAACAGAGCCCGCAGCGAATCCTTGCCAGGTCCCTGTGTTACGCTTGCCAACGTTGGCCATCGCATCGCCGCCGCTAATAAATCCCGACGTTAATACCCTTACAGATATATCGGCTGTCGGTAGTGACATTGATACGGGATATCCACCCTCACCCACCAGCGTACCCCCAATGTCCGTACGCGCCGGATTGTTGATTGTGGCTGGGGTTGAGGGTATTGATGGCTCGCTTTTCCAAATGTCTATAATGGTGACGGCGACGCTCATATTAAAGCCGTCGATGCCTAGAGGTATAGGTTCATCTCCGCCTAGATCTGGATACGTCGTTGAGTAACTTGTGTAGTTCCAGTCGACCTGCCAAGTGTCTGCTCGATCTTCTTGTAATTGTAAAGACCAACCGCCTGCGAATAGTGTCTCTAGTTCCGGGTGTTGATCGCCAAGAGCCGGCATTCCGTCGGCGGCCATCGCTTCGGTTGGATTTACTGGCCCGCCGTCCTCATCGTATACAATCCAGCTACGTTTTGCCGTGTATTTTCCCGATGTATCTAGCGTGAGCTGGCTAGATCCTGCTAACTCGCTAGATACTATGCTCATGTCAACGCTCCCCCATTGTCCTTAAGTACCCCGAGAATATCGCGGCTTGTTTTTAATGCCGCCGTCTCAACTCTAACAAGGTTGCCCAGCCATCTATCGCGTGTATCGCCCTCGACTTTAAACTGGCCTATGGCTGTTTGTAGTGAGTTGATCGTGTTGGTCAAATTTGGAGCCGCCACGTCGCCCGTTATCTCGAGCTTACCGCTTGCTGGGTCGAATCCCATCCCCATCATGCGCTCTTTAAGCAGTCGCATTTTTTTATCAATATCCTCAATCGGCACAAAAGCATCCGCCTTGAAGATATTTTCTACGGCTATCTTTTGCAGTTCGTTGGAGATATCGAGCGCCAGGTCGTAGATTCCCAACTTGCCCAATACCCCGTATAGATCGGCTAGTACCTGGAAAATAGCCGCCTTAAACTCGTACCAATGCTTGGCAACTTTGAGCAGCATATTCCAGGCAGCCGCGCCAATCTTGGCAATCGCCAAAACAACGTACTCAGCAACTACGCCCATACCGCCGGCGGTCTTTACAAATTGCAGCATCTTCTCCGCTACTAACGTGAGGACTGGAGCAAACTCTACCGCCAGCTGGTCGCCCAAGCTACGCCAAACCACCATCAAAAAGTTTAATTTAGTCGCCGCTTTTTCTACCATCTTAACTTGTGACGTCTCCAACTCCATCCCAAGCTCTTTGTTTATTCGCGCGTATTCTTTCAAAGCTGCGCTGCCACCCTTCATTGTTACATGTAACGCGGCACCCTCGGAATCAAATAGTTTCATAGCTAGACGTAGGCGATCTTGAGCGTTGGTCACGCCTTCCATTGCGTCGCTTATCCGATGGAATACCTGGTCGGTGGATAATTTATTTAACTCTTTAGCATCTAGCCCTAACTCTCTCAATGCGCCTTGCGCCTCACCTGTTCCGACCGCCGCCTCGCCAACTCGTCGAGCCATACGCTGTAACGCCATGTCTAAAGTTTCAACCGTAATACCTGTACTGGTTGCCGCGATTCTTAATGCTTGCAAGTGTTTAGGCAACAGCCCCAGCTTGTCGGCAGTTTTACCAAGCATATCCACCGACTTTATCCCCGCGCGTGTAAACGCTACGATAGCAACTACCGCCACCGCTGTAATTGCCGCCCCAAACATGGCGACCTTTTTAGCTATGTTTAGAAAGCCAACAGAGAGCCGCTTGATGGTTGCCCCAACGTTGCTCATCTTCTTACGAAATGATTTAGTTCTTGCCTTTACATTAATAAAAAGATTGCCGACCGTTGCCATTATTTCCCCTTAACCATAGTATTTAGTATGCTCATCATGTCGCCCTCTGTCTGTTCTAGTTTTTCGACGTATGGCATGAAGTCCGACGGCTGGAAAGTTTTGCCGTTCTTGCCTCTGTTGACGTTCGCAATCGTAGCCGCTATAACTCCGGCGTTTAGATCTGTTCTCACACTTCCAAAAGGGTCTAACTCATAGAATGCCATCCACTCAGATAACTCTTTAGAATCAATCCTCGCCAACATTTCGCGGACAGTCATGCCAAGAGCAAGAGCCAGCTGGAAGTAGAATCGCCGCTCGGGGCGGCTCTTTAGTTTCCCGCTAGTTCCTCGGTATCTTCGTTACTGAAACCGTTGAGCCGTTGAGCGACTGCGAATACTCGATCTAGTGCGGCGGCTGATTTGCTGCCCAGTTTGGCAGCATCGGCAGCATTAAAGATCCTAGTCCCTGCTTCGTCGCAAATTGTCAAAACAGCAAACCGGGCTCGAACATTATCGAGATTTATCTTATCTTTTTTGCCCTGCATCGACTGCTCGAAAGTATCACGCTCTGTACCTGTAAGGGTGCGTACGTATACATCGCCGCCCCATTCGGGAACGTCTACACGCTCCCTGGGTAAATCGTCGCTTGATAGTATTGCGTCTCTACTTAGCATTAGGCGATCGTTACTGCCCCGCTAATCTTGAGCGTGATACTTGCCTTGATGGAATCATCCATCGGAAGGTCTAAATCGTAGCTCGTCATAAGTGCGCTGAACGTGTACGTTGCCGCTGTTGCTGCGCCTGGGAATGTTATCACGCAAGTTTTAGCTGTTGGGGCTGCTGTTGCTGTAGCGTCCCATTCGTCCTCAAATTTCTGCGCGTCGGTCCCCATTGGGTCAATCAATACCTCGATACTGATTTCGCCGCCGTCGATCGTACCACCTACAAATGTCCTGTGTACATCGTCTAGTGTGGTTGTATCTATTGTAGCGACCGATACTGANGGTCCAGAGATTGATACTAGTTCTCCGATAACCTCGCTGTTATATGTAAATGTCGCCCCGTTTGTAGTAATGGCCATTATTGGCTCCCCTTAATTATGCCATATAACAAAGTCGAGTATTGTACGAAATACCCCAAATTGTCCCGCTGGCGTGTTTTCTTCGTCGATGTCGACGGCCGACTCTAGCCGTAAACTGTGGATTGTTTCGCTTTGTAGCGTGCCGGTATAATTGACTAGCGCGCTCTCTACTGCATCGCGTAAGGTTTTAGTATCGCCGTATGTTTCATCGATAACGTCGACACTGAACCTGGTACGGCGTAGCCCTGCCTGTGATTCTATACATTCCCGCTGGTGGCTGTATACATTCTGATAAACTAGCGCCGGCAATGCTGAACCGGTAGGCCGGCGTTGTGGATATACTCTCGAGCTGACCAAACTGGCGACGGTTGCGTCGTCTGTCAATACTTGCCTAACTGCTTTTTCCAAACTCATTACTTCAGCCCCATCTTCTGCAATTCTTCGATTAGCGCAGCGTTGACAAAGTGGCCAAAAAGATCCTCATCGTTAAACTCCTCAAATGCTCGCGTCATAAATCGCCGCGCCGGTTGCTTTCTTACATATGAGCCGTACTCTTGGATATGTCCGTAATGGACGCCACGCTTGCGGCTCACGAATACACGGCCAATGATCATACCCGTTTTGGCTCTGCTGCTTGTTTTGCTAGTGATCGATTTCTTGAGGTTGCCGGTGCGGACGGGAGCTAACTCTCTCGCGCGGTTGCGAATAACGGCAGTAAATCGCCGCATTCCCTTTCTCATTACATTCTGCCGAACCTTATATCCTAACTTTTTAAGTCGCTTATTTACTTTACTAAAAGAGGTTTTATCGATTTCTAATTTAACGCTCACGTTGTCACCTCTTTACATAAAAGCTCGAGATAGACGTTCCGCTCTTGCCAATTACGAACGCTCTCTATCTCAAATGTACGGCTATCGAATACTAGCCGGCTGTTAGACGTGACACCCGAACGGTATCTAATTTTGATCTTATGTGTAACTACGCCGCTCAACTCGCCAGCTAGATCCTGCTCTGATCCGCTAGCCGGCTCTATACTCGCCCATACGCTCGCATCTGTGGACCAGCTATTTGATAAATCGCCGTAGTCGTCCACCGTAGACCCTACGCTTTGGACGGTTACTCTGTGCCGTAGTTGTCCGGCTATCATGCGATCGACCCGTCTCTGTATTGCCATGTAAGGGATTCCAGCGCCATCGGTACTGGTTGCAGGTTGATAGGCGCGTTGCTTTCTCGATTCTCAAACCAGTTACTGGCCAGCAACTTAATCGCCGCCTTTACCCCGTCTGGTACGTCGCTCGCCGCGTCGCCATATCCTGCTACGAATATGACCTCTATATCGTTATTGTAGCCGCGTAAATCGCTCGGCCAATCGTAGCCGCTGGCTGGCCTTACTCGTCCCGGCGTGCTTGCTGTGTCTACCGTGTACTCGCCTGATGACCAGGTCTGCTGGACGTCGTTATTATCGTAGTATTTAATCGAAGTAATCGACTGTAATGGGCTAAGTGGTAGAATGATCTCGGCCTCTGGGAAGTTTGTAATCTTATAGGTCCAGCTTGCTGTTATACATTGCCGATTTGTAGCCATCTCAAACCATGCGCGAGCTGCCGCTGCAAGTGATCCGATGAGCGTATCCTCGTCTGAAGTATCTACCCTCATCCAGTTCTTCTGATCGGTAGTGGTTACTGGCTCGACACTTGGAGCTGATGATTGTACTAAGCTCATAAAATCCCCTTAAAATCCTGCCGGATCCGTTAAGACCCGGCAGGTGTTACGTACTGTTACGTACTGTTACGCCATCGTGATTTTGTGCAAAGCTTCAGCAAGGATTACCTTGCCATCAGTTCTTTCAAAAATCCGGTATCCGATTTGGCCATTTGCGCTATACAATTCATTCAATCGAATCAAGGATCGAGATCCTCGGTCTGCGATTGTGTAATAACTAAAATCACCAAAGACGACAGAGATAGCACCTGTCGCTGTTTCTGGCATATCTGGAGATGCATAAACAGGATTACCAAATAGACGATCTGGCTCGCCGGCTTGCATGCCTGGTTGCCAAACGTACTGGCCATCACTGTCTTTAAGCTTTCTGATCTCTTTAATAGTGCTGTCTCGCATGAGCCAACTGGCATTATTTCGATACTGCCGGCCGCAGCTGTGGTAGAGATCGATGAGCTCATCACTGGTTAAAACGGTAGCCGATGCTGCCGTTACCGAAGCGGTCGCCCCCGATGTTACCCCGGTGGGTTTTGAGGATCCGTCACCATTTACAAAAGCAGTTTCTTCAGCGTTTGCAAGGCGTCTCGCAAAGTTTGTAGCTAAGTAACTAGTGAGGTCAAATACATTATCCTGGAGTAGCTCCTCGGAAATTTTCATAATCGAACCGAGTTTGTATGCGGATAACGATACCTGCGTAAATGCAACATCGTCCTCTGTATAACTCGCCTCTTCAGCCATCCAAACCGCTGTAGCTGCATCTGATTCTACCGCTATATTACGGTCTGATGCTGTGGATATTACGGTGCATAACTGCCTCATTACGTTCATTTCATCGAGCGTTTGTACGAGTTTTCGGTCTAATACTGTCTCTGTCAAGTACCCCCCGGCTGCGTCGGTCCCAATGGATAGTCCCCGAGCTTCGTCGCCGACTAGGGCATTAGAGCCGTATCTTATGTACTTGTAAAATGCGTTACGATACTCCTCAGAATCAAGCATTTCTGCTTGTGTCGCCGCTTTACGCGTTACGCGTGATTCGCCGGTATCTGACGTTATCATCTTCTCTGCGCGTTCTTGCTTATCGCGTCTGTCTATTGTTTCTGTAAGGGCTTCGACGTCTGTATCGATCTTGTCGTACTTCTGACGTTCTTCGCCGCTTAGAGGGCGACTTTCACCATCGGCGATATCCAAGATTTCGCGTAATGATTTGACACCCTTTGCTCTGAGCTGTTTAAGCTCTGTTGTTGTTTGTTCAGCCATTGTTGGCTCCCCTTAATGTAATAAATGCGACCCTCTGTGGGTCTGTACTGATAGCACGAAACCGCGCAGAGGTCGCATAGGCGTAGATCTGTCTAGGTTGTTAGGTAGGTTGTCCCGCGAACCGCGTCGGCGTGATCGCGCTGGTCCTTCCCCTTCTTATGTGTAACGAATAACTCGACAGTTTATTGCCAAGTATTTGCTCTAAATCTCTTTAAAAGTAGGTCGAACCGGAGCCGCCGATTGTCGCCCTCTTCTTGTGGCATCGATCGCAGCGCTACGCTGGTATCCGCGTAAGCTGGATAGCAGCATACGGAGACGTCGTAAATGTCAACGTCGGATATGTGCCTGGTGTTCCGGCCTTCGTTCTTTTCCCATCGGTCGCCCTTCACAGTAAAGCCAAAGCTCATGGCGTCAAGATCGCCGCGCTCGATTAAGGTCGCTAAATCTCTACCGTCCTGCGTATCTGGTAGCGTGATTCTCGAATGTAGACCCTTGCTATCCTCTCGTAGCTCTAGCGTGCCGTTCTTGGTCCTGCCGATGATACGACCGCTATCGTGATCGATAAGCGCCCGAACATCTTGCTCTTCAGATAGCGCCCGCGTAAATGCTCCCGGCTCGATAATCTCATCGAACCGACCCAGGTTTGTCTTAGAATTAAACACGCTCGCGTATCCCTC